TACAGTGAGAGCTGCCCTTCTGCCGGATAGAGACCGATGCGCTCCTGGCCGGCGGAGTCGTAGGATTCGATGTTGCCAGTAGCTCGGAGATATTTGCCCGATGCCGAGGCGCGAATAATCAGATTGCCGGCCGAATCATACAGGTATAAAACCCCGTTGTTATCCACATAGACGCGCGTGTTGTGACTTGCGTCGTATAGTCGGATCTGATCATCCAGGATGTCTGTTTGTTCGCCGCTTTGGCTTCCTGCTTTGAACCTTCCGCCTCTGAACTCACCCGTAGGTGTGTCTGTATGATCGAGTCCCGCGGTCACGCCGTGAGGGTCCATGTACGACATATAAGACGTGCTGTCGTTTCCGGGATCCAGCGGATCTGCGTTGAGGTTCGGACGAGTCCCGCCGAAAACGAAAAACGCGCCCTGGTCGTTGGTGTCCGTATGAACCCAGGCCCTCCAGTTTGTGCCATTGTTTGCCTTCAGCGTGGCAGAACTGATGTCCATCACCTTCGTCCCGTCCGTCGCTCTGACGTGCTGGGCGATCAGGTTGATCACGTTGATCTGCGAGGCATCCAGCGTGCCGGTCTTGATGAAGTCAGCGACGATTTCCCCGCCCTGGGTGATAGCCGTCGTGTAAGGGCCGGCGTATCCGGTCGAGGAATAACCGAGGCCGTTCAGGTTCCAGCGCCACACTTCCTGCGCCTGGGTGATGTCCGGATTATCCATGATCAGCTGCTCCTGCGGCTCTCCTGCCGCGTTGAGCACGGTCACGATATAGCCGCCGGAATTGCCGGTGATCAGATCCGTCGCCCTCTGGATCGCGTCGGCAAGCGTCGTTTCTGCCCCGGAGATGGCCGATGCCGTTTCCTTTGCCTGTGCCACCATGGTGGAAGCCAGGGACGCACGGACGGATCCGATGGTCAGATCGTTGTACTGTTCCCGCAGCACGTCATAGCGCTCGGAGACGATACGAGCGGACGCATTGACGCCGAAGGCCTTCAGATAGATCCGGACCGTGTCGCCGAGACCGACCTGTTCCAGGATCGCGACATCTGCATATTCCGGAGTATTCCGGAGCTCTTTGAGCCTGACGTTCCAGGAGATCTTCGGGCTCGTGAGTGTGTGATTGTTCGCGTAGTCCGTAACCCACGCAAGCAGCTGGGCGCTGGTCGGTTCTTCCATAAACTCCGCAGACAGATCCATGACCAGCGTATGGTTAAAACCGAATGTTCCGAGGCTGTAGACCGGCGGATCCATCTGTACGACCTTCGTCTTGTCGAGATCCGTCCAGAACGGATAGATCCCGGTGCAGACGCCCGACCAGTCCACGTTCATGTTCAGCTGCTGCAGGTTCTTGCCCCAGCGGATGATCACGCCGTTGTTCGCGCCGAGGCGTGTCCGGAGCGTCATGGTCAGCTTGTCAAAGTCCAGTTCTCCGCCGTAGGTGTCCAGGATGGACCCTTCCATGCCGCCGATGGCCGTCTTGACCGAAGAAGGCTGCCGATGGGTGAAAGCCTTTGAATAGGTGAAGTCTGCGGTCAGTGTGACGCCATTCTGGTGGGTCGCGTTGGATCTCAGCCCGGCGAGCGCGGAAGTCAGATCTGCGGCAGAGAAAACGCTGCAGCCGGTTCCGTCCAGAAGATCATAGGCAAGGTGGACGGCGTAGACCTTCAAGGTGCCGGGCGTGGTCTTGTCAATTTCCTTAACGATGTAGGGCTGCCCGCCTTTGTTGTGATCCATGTCCGCCACAATGATGCAGCGCTCGCCGATCTCATCCGCATGGATGCCGCCGGCGGGATAGGTCAGATTCAGCTCAGGCAGGCCGTTAATGGCATTGCTTGCCTCGCAGGACAAACAGTCCGAAAGAGCACCGAGGCCCTCATTGCCGAAGACCGTGGTGCCTGGTGCGTACAATCTGGGAATCATAGAGTCCTCCAATGCGGCACGATGGCCGCCTCCGTGATGCCTCCGGAGATTACGATGTTGTTGATCCCAGGGACGAGCTCCGGATACTCGTATGTCGGGGAAAGCATGATCCAGCTGTTCCTGTTAATGCTGCCGGTGTAGCAGTCCATGGCCTCGCAGTCGATGGTCAGGCCGTCTTCGCAGTCGCTGAGCGCGACGGTGAAGCTCCCGATCCCGATTGTGCCGGCGCCGGATCCCTTCAGGGTGATCACGGGCCGGGCCGCAAACTGCGTCGGGTTCTCCAGACTTCCGGATCCCGTGATGATCACAGGCGTGTCCCCGGCGAACAGATAACGCCAGGGCTTGCAGCTGAACTTGATCGTTGCCCTGCCGATCCGGTTCAGCGCGTTCGAGACTGCCGCGCTTCCGGTGAAGTAAGCCAGACGGTAGATCTCAGGATCATAGGTGTCGTAAAGCACCTGATAACCAGAAGGCGCGAGAAGCCATGCAGCGGCTGCTGAGACGGCCTGCTGGAAAGTCAGGCCGCCGCCTCCCTTGATGAAGATCTCGTAGGCCTGCTCGATATTGTTGAACGCCTCTTCGTCCATCAGCAGGCTCCCGGATCTCCCAGGGATCTGCTGCGTCGTGTATCTTCGTGCCGGGATGGGCCGGGAAGGATAGCGTTCTACGGTCAGGTTGACTTCGTCTGACGAGACGCCGGCGAATGATATCATGCTCATGCGAACGCTCCTTCCATTGCCCGGATGTCAGCCAGGAAGATCCGCTCGACCTCGCGGGCGATCTCCTGCGCGTCCTGGCCTTCCTGGGCGTAAACGTTAATGTTGGGGATGGTGATGTTGTTCACCCGGTTGTCCGGGAGGTCGATGGTAGGCGAAACGGCCGCGGGGATCTCGGCGAAAGCATTCTGCACGGCTGCAGCTGCATACTTCGCTTCCTGATCCACGCCGACTGCGAAGCCTTCCATGGTGTAGCGGCCGATCTCGGCGAACACGCGGGACGGGGAATGGATCATCAGAGTCTGCCTCGCGCTTGTGATCGTGTTGCCGAGCTGGCGCTGAATGACGGCAGTAACGGGGTTGTCATTGATGCCCTTTTTCAGCCCGCTCATCATCTGGGATCCGATTCCGTAACCGCTCGAATAAACTTCAGTTTTGGCCGAATCGGTCTTGTTTTGGATTCCCATCTTGACGCCCAGCACACTGTTGCCGCCGGCGGTTTTGCCTGCATTCAGCAGTTCGATGCCAGCATCATCCATCTTGGCCTTCAGTTCTTTCAGCTTGGTGTCGGTGAATCCGGCCGTGCCTTTTTCAATCTCCGCCTTATAAAGCTCGTACTCGCGTTTCGCTTCGTCGTATTTGCGCTGCGTGGCCTCGATCTCGTCGTCAGCGCCTTCCTTGGCGGCCTCGGCTGTCTTCTTGTGCTCCTCTGCCTCTCCGCCAAGGATCTTTATGACTTCGGCCGTGTTGCCGCGAAGCATGGCAAGAGACGCCTGTTCATACGTCCCGATAGCGCTCGTTGTGTCAGCCCACGCTGTCTTATAATCATCTTCGGCCTGGGCGGCTTCCTGCACCGTTTCCTGCAGAGCCTTTACTTTGTTGCTGGCCTCAACATACTGTAATGTGTCGAGCGGATCCACAGAACGCAGCGCCTCTTCGGCGTCTTTCAGGTCTTTCGTTGCCTTTGTCCGGTTTTGCGTTGCGGTCTTCAGGCCTTCTTCGATTTTTGTGCGGTTGCTTACTGCATTTGTATATTTTTCTTCTGCAGCCTTCAGAAGCACCTCTGCCTGCTTGGATTTCAGCTGGTCGTCAATGGCTTCTTTCAGTTCGCGGTAGTTCGTAGTAAGGCCATCAGTCCATCCGAGTTCCTCGCCAGTAGCCTCTTTCAGCTCGTTCATGATGAAGTTGACGCGGTCGCGGTTCTTTTGGTCGACCTTCCCATTGGCGTCAACGAGGTTATTGAGCTCGTCCTTCAGGTCTTTCAGCCTCTGGATCTCGTCAAGCTCCGGCTTCGCGGCGTCGTCTGCCGCCTTGGCTCTGTCCTTAATGGACTGTGCCATGTTTTCGGCCTCGTTGTAGAAGTCTTTAGACTCATCCTTCAGCTTTTTAACCTCTTCGGTATCCTTGGAGATCTCGGCATACACAAGACCGAGCACAGTGACCATGCCGGCGGCAGCACTGGCAAGGATCGTGAACGGATTTGCGGCAGCGAACGCGCCGAGACCGGAGAGAGACGTCACGATCCCGGTGATCGTGGTGGCGGCATTCTTCAGGCCGTTCAAGGTCTCCCACGCGGCGAAGCCCGCGCCAATGGCGCCAATGCTCTTTACAATCTGCTCTCCGTTTCTTTCGAAGAACCCGAAGACCCGGTCGACGCCAGCCGCGAACTTGTCCCAGTCAATAGATTTCTGGAGGCTCTGCATAGCTTCCGTGATCTTCTGGATCCGGGGGGTAAGCTGAGCCAGGAAAGGCTGTCCGACGGCCGCCTGGAACTGGTGGAAGGACTCGTTCAGGTTGCCCTGGACGTTCTCCCAGCCGTCTGCTTCTCGCGAAGCCTGTCCCATGGCACCGGAGAGTTCCTGGGCGTCAACGACCATCTGCAGCAAGGTCTGCTGTTTCTGAACTTCGGTCAGGTTCTTGTACTCTTTCCCGAACTTTTTGAATGCGGCGGCGTTTCTGGTGGCCTCTGTCGCGGAGACGCCAAGAGCGGCGTCGTTGGCGTAGTTGCCTTTCAGGAAAGACTGCAGCGTATCGGTCACGTCTTCCAGGGATCTGTCATAATAGGCCGCGTTGTCGGCAGCTGCCATCAGCGCAGTTTCCATGAGGCTCAGAGCTTCCGTGCTGTCCGCGCCAGACGAGCGGGCAAAGGCGTAAATCCCGGAAGCCGCGGATCTCATGCGCGTGTCCAGAATGCCGGTCTCATCCGCGATGCTCCGGATCTTCGCGTCCGCGACGGATTCGAGTGTCCCGAAGGTCTGCTCAAACTGGGACGCCTGTGCCCGGACTTCCGCAGCCGCGTTGATCATGCCGGACGCGAACTCTTTGGCTTTGTCGATCAGAGTGTCCAGGCCGCGCATCACGACGTCGCCCAGGATATTGGCTTTCAGAACGTCGCCAAACTGGATCGTCTGGTCGCCGGCATCCTTGAAAGCGTCGCCGAGTTCTTCGGTCTGATCCGTTGCGGTGTCGGCCTGAGATTCCAGTCTGTTGAGCTCGGTCTTGGCCTTGCTCAGCGCTTCCTTCCATTTGAGCGCCTGGGTGCTGTTTTCTCCGTATTTGTCAGACGCGCGGGCCGTCATGTCTGCCAGACGGCTTACCAGGTTGCGCTGGTTTTCTATCTGATCGCTCAGGAGCTTGCTGGACGCAGCTGCCTTCTGTTCTGCCGTCATGTTCTTGTCGAACGAGGACGTCAGCTCTTTCATCTGGCTGTCGAGAGTCTTCGCCTGCTGGATTATCTGGTTCAGCTGCTGCCTATACTCTCGTTCGCCGTCTATGCCGATTTTCGGCCCGATATTGACAGCCATTCAGGCCTCCTTATCTGTATTCCAGCGCCTCAATGGCGCTCAGCTTTCGTGCTTTCTTCTTCTGGTTCGCCGCGCCGGAGTAGATCGCGTGACAGTTTATCAGGTCGATCATCTCACCGTATCGCGTGTCAAGGATGTCATCGCGGCTCATGTGGAGAATCGCATGGCCGTAATAAAGGATCCACGCGGGCGTCAGGTCTATTTTTTCTCCGCGCCTGCGTCCGCGCTGGGCTTTTTTGGCTCAGTCAGAACCGTTACCTTTCTCTGTTCGATGTAGGCCGTGACCGCCATGTTTTCGAGCTCAGATGCCTGAGCCGCGCTGATGTCGTCCAGGAACTCCTCCGGATCCCAGTGCACAGGCTTGTGCGTCGGATCCTCCCGGACTGCAGATGCCTCATAGCAATTTGCCAGAATAGCCAAAAAGCGGGCAGAAAACTCCGCCCGCTTCTGGTAATCCTTTTCCAGGAAGCACTCGTGCAGCCGGTTCGGGTCACCTTCGGGGCACAGCGGCGCGAGCTGCATCACAGCCCGTGTGCTGTAGAAAAATCCGATGGGTTTGCCGTTGACCGTCATGCTGTGCCTCCTTACGCGCTGATGCCCAGCACGCTCTTGATGACGGCTTCCGCGTCCGCCAGCGTGTCGCAGTTCTCGCCGAACTGACGCCAGTCGTGATTCGCCGTGTCATCACGGTGCAGATTCGCGGTCAGCGTCTGGGTCTGCCAGTCGATGGTGTCTTCCATCGTGTGGGCATCGCGGACGCTCTTCTGGAACCGTGCCTTCATGATGATGATCGGCTTATAAGACGTGACGCCGTCTTCCATCTCGGAGACGATGAAGCCGATGCCGACATAAGGCGGGATGCTGTCCGCGCCGTCGCCGTACATGGGGATGGACGCGTTGGTGCCGATGGTGACCGCGGTGCGGTCCTCAAGGCCATAGATGAACTTCTCGGTGGTCTCCAGGAGACCGTCGATCTCGATGTCCATGGTGCCGCCGGCGAACACGGAGCCCGCAGTTTCTGCGGCTACGTTATCGGCGTAGAAGGTGTTGTCCCCGGAATCATCCAGGGAAAATGAAACATCCACCAGACGTCCGAGGCGGACGCCGTTGGAGTAAGTTACAGTACCGCTGTTGTTGGCGTATCTCGCGACGTAAACGTCGGAAACGCCGGTGCCAACTCTTCCTGCAGCCATGGGTTAACCCTCCATTAGTTGATTGATTCTGGATTCAAGCTCGGCGGCCATTGCTGCCTCTGCTTTATCCTTTGTGGATTTGAGCGCCGGGCGGATGAAAGGCGTCTTCGTCTGTCTTGAGCTTCCGCTTTCAAGCACTGCCGCCTTGATTGCGTTCGGGGCTCCGTTCCTGTCATAGCCGGCGAAGCCGATCTGCGTGTAGATGTAGCCGCCTTCGTTTTCCATGACGGACAGAAACAGGCTTGACGCCAGATCTCCGGTTCGGCTGTGCTGTTCCAGGTTGTGCCGGATCTCGTCTGCGACAATGCCGGCCCCAGGATAGACTGCCGCCTTGATCATGCCCTCGGCTCGTTTGGGATCCGCGAGCCGGTTCAGCTTCCGGACGTATTCATCCAGTCCTTTGAAGTCAAACTTCGCCAAGCTCGCTCACCACCCACTCAAAGTGCACATAGCGCGTGTCTTCCTCGAACTGGATGCTGTTCAGGCTCCAGGCTACGCCTGTGAGGCCTTCCAGCGCCTGTTCTACGGGGTCTGCCGCGTTCTGTGCATAGTTGCGGGTAAAGAGATCGACCGTGCCTTCCGTTGCGCGTTCTGCGTGTCTGCCGCCGGACATGAAGTCATTGGCCCCATCCTCGGCGAACACGATATAGTCGCCGGCCGGAAGCCGTTCTTTCTCCCACCCAAAATGTGCGACCGGGAAGCCGGTGGCCTTCATGGCATTGACGAATCTGTCACTGAACATCCGGCGCTTCCTCCACGGTCAGGTCGATTGCAAACCCGGTCCGGTAAGTGCGGATCACGCGGTAACGCTTGCTGTTGTATTCGACATAACGCTCGCCGCGGTAATCCGCGAAGTTCCCGATCCGGAAGATGAGCGAAGGCCTCAGCCCTTGTGTCAATGCTTCGTAGACTTCGGTGTGGCCGACGCTGCGTACGGTCACATAGACCATGTGCATCGTCTCGGTCACTGTGTCGGTGAAGCTGTGCGGGTCAGGATCCTGCTGAACGAGGTAAATGACGTCTCTCAGGAACATCTTTTATTCCCCCCATTCTGTGTATCCGGTCCCCATCATGAGCTGAGCCTTCTGCTCGTCGTAGGATGCCTTTGTACGGTCATATTCGCCGTCTGCCAGGGACGCGAAATGGAACTTGCAGTAAGTTATTACTGCTCGCTCACAAAGGGCATCCAGCGTGTCAGGCAGCACGACCCCCGCCAGCCCAAGATCAAGCTGTGCTGCCGTGATGAGGCTCGTCAGCTCGGCGTCAAAGGCATCTGTTGCCAGGCCCAGGGCCAGTTTTACTTTTGCCAGCAGATCCATGCGCTGCCTCCTTAATTTATGCCGCGGAATTTCTCGCTGAACTCCCGCGTGATGATTGTGTGTCCCACATGACCCAGAGTGATCGAAGGGTCGCAGATGACCTTGTGGCCAAGCTGCCGGGCACGCCAGCAGAATGACAGGTCCTCACCTACGCCCTTGATCGGTGCGAACATGTCTCCGAATTTCAGAGCTACGTCATAAATCAGAGACGTCCGCATCAGGACTCCACCGAAGCCGCACCCGCCGACCTCAAAAGGCTTGACCGGGATCTGGTCAAACTCCGTGTGTTCACAGCGCTCTTCCGTGATCTCCAGCTTGTCATAGAGGACCGGCGTGTAGGGTGCGACCCTGCGGAAGTAAAGCCCGGAGACCATGTCAATCTCCGGGTTTTTCATGTGTTCCATAAGCCGCTGCAGCAAATCCGGCGAAAACACCATATCGCTGTCTATCCAGAGGACGAAATCGGCTCCGCAGGCGACTGCCTTCTTCGCAAGATCGTTCCTGGCTGTGTATACGAGAGACGAGATCTGGAAGGCCACCAGGGTATCCCCGACCTTCGTCAGCGTGGCCAGGCTGTGCGCGAACTGCGCCGGGACCTGGTCCATGCAAGGGACTGCAACTAATGTTTTCGCCATGATCGTGCTCCTTTCGGTCTGGCTTATGCGGTTGTGATTACTTCGTGACCTTTACGAAGGCGTTAGGCGCGACGACGCCGATGGCGACGTATTCACGGCCCAGGATGCGGACGAGGTCCTGCGTCATGAGGGTGTTGTTGTCGACCTTGATGGCGATGTCGTCACCGTTCGGGAAGTTGGCCAGAGCGCCGTGGCCCAGGTCGCCTACGATCATGTAGGTGTCGCCGGAAGAGGCAGCGCTGAAGGCTTTGATCGTGTCGTTGAACAGCACGGTGCGGCCCTCGAAGGGATCAGCGTTGAACTGATTCGCGTACTGGGCAGCCTTGAAGGCGCCCCAGGTCAGCTTGTTCATCATGATCACGGGCTCGGCGGCTTCGTCAGACAGCTGGGCCATAGCAGCGGCAACGGTGCCGACGCCGATGGTGGTCACTTTCAGTACGGGAACGGCGGGAGAAGTGGTCGTGGAGACGGTGCCGCAAGCCTCGATGGCAGCGATCACCTGGTCGGCGGCCTTCTTAGCGATGCGATAGGTGAGCTCATCATAGATGTAGCGCAGGAAAGCTTCGCCGCGGAGGTCGAGGGCCTCATCACTTACAGAGCAAAAAGTTAAGCGCCGTTCGCTAAACGGCGCCGATGGTTTTCCCATCCTTCCACTTTCATGGAAGAGCAGACTATATCTTCATCCGTCATTGACGGAGCGCATCACTTCGGGGCGCTTGCCCCTACTCCCTCGCGGGATAGTCGTTGAACCTTCCCCTGTTCGGGGCTTGGCTGCTGATTGTCCAATCCGGTCAGTTTTCAAACCGTCGCGTCTGGCCTTGTTTCATGCCTTCGCTGTGGTCTGCCGGCTCTCAGGATGTTCCAGCAATTCAATGCGTTTTAAGTGAACCTCTTGGGCTTAAGCGGCCCGGCTAATCCACTTCTTAATGCTCGCGGGGACCAGATTCACGGTGCCCAGCACGAGGGACTCTTCGGAGACGGCTGCGGCGCCTTCGGTGTGGACGGTGGCGGCGTCAGCGGAGATCTCGAAGCCGACCTTCAGGTTGCCCTGGATGTAGGACTTGCGGACGGCAGCCATGATGCCTTCACGCTCCCAGGCGGTCTTCACGATGTCGTAAACGAGTTCGGGCACAGCCACGGTGCCGGAAACGTTCTCGGTCAGAAGAGCACGGCACTCAGTCGCGTCTTCGGATTTGATGTACTCGGCGAAAGCGTCGATGTACTCTTTGGAATTGCGGATTTCCATTTCGCTCATGGGTTTATCCTCCGTTTTAATTTCTTCGGTCACTCTGCCTTCGCCGGCAGCGACCTTTGCACGGATCTCGACACGCTGGGCTTCTGCAGCCTTGCGGGTCTCCATCTCATCCTTGATGTCGCGGACTTCCTGCTCCAGGGCGTCCAGGTCGGCATCATCCTTTTCCAGTTCAGCCGGGATCTCGGCAAGCCGGGTCTCCAGCTGCTCAATGGTCATTTCCTTAATTTCCATTGATGGCCTCCAGGATACGTTTTTTCTGCTCTTCCCTGGCTTTGCGCTTCTGGATCTCCTCCTTCGCCTCGGCAATAACTCCCTCGCCGTAGGCTCTCGCGGACAGGGCCGTCGCAGGATTGGCGGGCAGGGAAACGGCAGAGACGTCAAAGAGTTTCCGGATCCTCGTGATCGTTCTAAGGACCGTAACCTCGCCCGTATCATGATCTTCGGTCACATCGCGCTTATCTTCCGCGACAGTAAAGCCGAAGCTCATCTTGTTGGTGTAGCCGCCTTCAAT